TGACTCCAGATGCAGAAACTAGTCAATCAATGAAAGATGCTGGAGTTGATGTAGTAGCAGGAGAAAGAGTAGAAGTACTAGACAGTCCAATTAGAGGTGACATACAAACTGCTGAAAGTCCAGATCAGTTGATCCAAGACGGCGATCAACTAGATAGAAGATTGAGCAAAGGCAGCAACAAAGTCTATACAGATGTTGAAAACTCAGCACCAGGTCGCCCAGCACAGTACAAAATTACAACTGACGCTGACGGAAATTATGTTAAGACATACACTAGACCAATGGGCGTTGCTGGAGGCGGCGGAGTAGATGTTAATACCACTGGTGGTGCTAGTACTGAAATTGATATTGATAACGTTAGAGGCAGTTCAGGTAGTGATTATAGTAAAAACGCACAAGCAAGTAATTTACAAGGTGAGATAGATGCCGAAGTTGCCAACATGCAAGCAAAAGCAGATCTAGTTGCACCAGGTGGAACAGGTCAAGGTATAATTGTACGTGGCAATATACCAATCACAGATCCAGACCAAATTGCACAATTTGATCAACAGTTTCCAGGAACAGAAGCAAATAGTCCTGAAGCAACTGAATGGCTTAAAGCAAACGTTGCCGGTGCCGCACAAAAATTAACACAAAGTGGACACAGTCTAAGAACCAATGTACTAAGTGAAGATCAAGTTGCAAAGTTGTTTGTTGCAGTAGCATATAGAAATAACAAATACCTTATGGAAGCACCAGGGCTATTGCAAAGAGCAAAAGCACAAATATCAAAAGGTGTCACTGCAGCCGCAGGTAAAGCAAAACAAATTGGTACTAACATTACAACAAAAGTTACTGCTGATAAACTTATGAAAGCATGGACCAAAGCAGGCAAGCCAACTGACAGTATACAAGTAGCACAGTTCTTAACTAACTTTGGTGTTGACGGAGCAGTGTTACAACAGAGTTATCAAACTGCAGGTATGAAAATGCCTGATATTAAAAAAATTGCAACTGATGATCCTGTAATGGCATTGGCACAAAGAATAAATCAAAACCCTGCAATTAAGAAACAAGTAATAGCATACCTACAACAGGCAACATAATGTATATCAAAGAGGGTGGCAACGTCTTCAAAGATGCAGACGGTGCTATAGCAACAACACGCATCAACCAAACAGACGTAAAGCCAACCATACAGTGGTTAGAGCAACTCACTGGCTTACCTCTTATGGACAACATGCTTGGTAGCACAGGACAAAAGCCAACATCAGGTGATTTAGATCTTGCAGTTGATCCTCAAACAATCAGCAAACAAGAACTAGAATCAAAACTCACCAAGTGGGCAGAGTCACATGGCTTTGATCCTAAAGAATGGATACGAAAATCAGGAATCAGTGTGCATTTCAAAGCACCAATAACAGGCAGAGAAGACCAGGGCTATATACAAACTGACTTTATGTTTGTGGTCAAGCCAGACTTTTCAAAGTTTTTAATGAGAGCAGATCCCGGCAGTGAGTACAAAGGTGTAACACGCAATGTGCTAATGAATAGTATTGCAAAAGCCGCAGGTTATAAATTATCGCCAAATTCGGGATTAGTTAGCAGAACAAGCAATGAGCTAGTAACAGACAACCCTGCAGAAATTGCAAAACTAATATTAACCAAGAATGCAACTGAAAAAGACCTATTCAGTGTTGAAGCAATACTCGGTGCATTACAAAACGATCCTAACAAAGATGCAAAATTAGCAGACTTTAGAGGCTATGCTGAACGTGAAGGTTTTCAATTTGAACAAATACAAGAAGGCGGTAGCGATTGGCTTGCTAGGTTACGTGATAGAATTGTAAATCAAGGAATGGAAGTAGTAACTGACAATAGAGGCCCGTACAAAACTTATCTTAAAGAGGGTGCTAGAATTGAACACCCAGAAGATCTGGTATTTGATTACGGTTCAAAAGGAATACAACAAGCACTTGATGGTATCAAACGCAGTGCAGAAGAACCAGCAAAAACAAACACAGTTAAATGGGATGGTAAGCCTGCCATAGTATTTGGCAGAGATGATTCAGGACAGTTTATACTCACAGACAAAGGCGGCTTTGTTGCTAAAGGCTACAACGGAATGGCCACTAGTGCAAAAGACATGGCAAGAGTACTTGGCAATAGAAAAGGAGATTATGGTCCTTTAATACAGTTGTATGGAAAACTTTTTCCTCTGCTGGATAGAACTATTCCACAACACTTTAGAGGGTTTGTACAAGCTGATTTACTATATAGTTCAACACCACCAGTAGAGAATGGTGCATATGTGTTTACTCCTAATCAAGTAACCTACAGAGTAAGTGATGCTACACCACTTGGTAAACAAATTGGAGCCAGTGAAATAGGCATTGCTATACACACAGAAATTGACAAACCAGGCGGCACTGTAAGACCAGTAACATCACGTGTGCTAGACAAAGCTCCAGGAGTATTGGTATTAGATAGTACAATGAAAGACACCGGAAGTGCTATTGACCTAGACAAAGGACTTGTAATAAAAATACAAGACACCTACAATGAATATGCTCCAGCAATAGATGCTTTTCTTGATCCTCAAGAACTACGACGTAGAAAGATTGGTAGCATGCCAGGATTTATGAAGCAGTATATTAATTTTAAAGTACGACAAGGTGGCTTTACTAATATGATCAAAGATTTTGGTCCTTGGATAACTCAAAAGATACCAACACAAGCGCCAAGAATTATTGAATGGATGAATGAGAACAAAGGTGCAGTTAGTGCATTGTTTAGTTCGTTTGTAAATATTGCATTATTAAAAGACAAACTGATAGTGGCACTTGACAATCAAGATGCAGATGTAAAAGCAGATATAAAAGGTGAACCAGGACACGAAGGATATGTTGGCAAGGATATGAAGTTTGTGAACAGAGATAAATTTAGTCGAGTAAACTTTGCCGCTAACAATCCGGGAGGTGCGTAATGTCAGACGCAGAAGCAGGAATACAATTTATATACAACATGCGTGAGCACATTGTAGATGTAAGTGTAGCAACAGTATTCCTATTAGCAGTTTATGCAATAGTATTATACATAAGAAAGAAGTTGAGTTAATGCCAGTAAGTGCAGTAGACATAAAAAACTTAGAAAAGTTTGCTGATAGAATATTTGGTCAAGTTGGCATTGACGTTGAGTTTACACGACATTTTTTAGATAGAGTAAATGACGAACGCAATGGCGAACCTATTGTACCTGCTGAACTTACTAGACTGTTCAAACAAGAACACAAACGTTGGGGCAAGCCTATTGCACAGATGGGTCCAGATAGCGAAGCAGTGATGCGTGATTTGCAAACAAACATCAACATGCCCTTTGCATTGGTGTGGGATAAAGATAATGATGAACTTGATCTTATTGCCAAAACAATAATGCGTAAGGATAACTTTACAACTCCTAATCGAGTATTTGCAGTTGAAGATTCGCCTTTTAGAATTGGCACACGTTATGAGATGCCACGTAAGAGCATTAGACCACTACCGGTTGTTCGAGAAAGTGCAGTACAAATGATGTCATCAGAGCAAATGTTGGCAAAACTGTCAAAAGAAATGCAAGGTACACATACAGGTGCATCTGACCCAAGTTCTGATTGGTCAAAATATGTTCTATCTCATAAGGGGTTTACACTTAAAGATATACAAGTTGATAAGATACCAACAGCAGTAAAAAGCGATGGAATGAGTCAGGCCAATATTGAAAAATATAAAAAAGCAGACACCACAAAATTTCCACCTGTAGTAATAGGCGACAATGGATATCTGTTAGATGGAAATCACAGACTTCAAGCATATAAGTATCAAGGTATCAAAACAATCAAAGCATATGTTGGTGTTAAGAGTGTAAAAGAAACAATTGTTCTTAACAATATATTTGAAGGCATAGATGCTGACGCAGAAATATATGTTGATATGGACGGTGTGTTAGCAGACTTCTTTGGCGAGTGGGCTAGACTAATGGATAAAGAAAATTGGCGTGATATCAAAGACGTGTCACCTGCACTTGCAAAAATTAGAGCAACAGACAACTTTTGGTTAAATCTACCCATACTGCCTCAAGCAAAAAAACTATTGGCAATGATTAAACAAGTTAAAGGTGAGTACAATATCTGTACCAGTCCGTTAGCAGATGATCCTAATTCAGAACCACACAAGCGTGAATGGATTGAAAAGAATTTAAGTTTCTTCCCTCCAAAGAATGTTTACATCACACACAATAAACCGCAATATGCTACTAACAACAATGGCACACCTAACATCTTAATTGACGACTATGGTGTTAATATTGATGCGTGGGAAGCTGCAGGCGGCATTGGTATTAAGCATAATGACAATAAGTTTGAAAGAACTAAAAAAGCACTAACAAGTCAACAAGCTGTAACAGAAGGTGCAACTAGGAAGGATCCTAAAGAGCCAGGTGCATACTTGATGACACACAACGGCATTGAATATAAAATATCTAGACACTTAGATGACAATGACATACACAGAGGTGAATGGGATATATATTCTAAAGGAGTCAGTGCATTTTCAGGTGACAATTGGGAATGGGTAGACACTGTGACTGCAAGATGGAACGCTATTGCACGTGTAAAAGGACTACAGGAAAGCAAAGAAAAACCAAAGATTGCTTTTGATTGGTTAGAAGAAAGTCGTGCATACAGAACACCAAGACAGTTAAACGGATTAAAGCAAAGTCAACTTGGTGAGCAGTTGTTTGAACAACTATTGGCATTACAAATACTAGCCAACAGTGATCCAGCCTATGCCGCAAGAGTTGCAGAAGATATTATGAAGTTGCAAAATTGGCCTGGGTTTAGAACCAGTCAGCCAGACTTGTACAACATAATTGCAATGATAATGAAACCAGATAAGTTTAAAGACCGTATAGCACAAGATGTTGTTATTACTATTCCAGAGTTGCGTTTGAAACGTAACCTTAGAGCAATAGCAAAACGTGAATTTCAAAACAATGATTACAGTTATATGATGCTTATGTTACAACGTAATATGACAGACTTTTTAAAAGCACCACTAATACAGATGCGTAGACAAATCTCTATTTGGGATAGAATTGTACCAAGAGATAAGAATGTAATACGTGATAGACTTATGCTACAGATGCGTAAATCAGGTTTACAAAATGAATTTTATGAATTCTTACGACGAACAAAAACCTTTGCTAGGCGCTAATCTACACCTTTTAAAATTACCAATCTATGCTAAATAAAAGTAGAGACTAAAGCATTTAGTTTCACCATTAGATATAGGAGATTAAAATGGCATATTTTACAAGAACCCATGGTAACGCACAACAGGTATTCCACATTGATACAGATCTTGGATCATTATCAGGCGCATTAGCAACATCAGGAGCAGTAAATGTAACTGGTCCAAAACTAGACTTTTTCAAAATCATTGTTGAGAACACAAGTGATGCAGCTCAAGACTTACAGTCACAAGTTGGAACAGGATTAGCAGTAGAAGCAATTATACAAAACATCCAACAGATTGCTGGAGTTTACATCTACCAGGTAGAAGACGATTCAACTGGACAGATTTCAATTGCAACTTATCCAACAGGTGCTTACACAACAGCAACATTACAAGCACAAATTCGTACATTAACTGCAGCTGGTACAGGATCTATTGACTGTTCAGGTTCAGACGTAACAAGTGGTAACTTCAAGTTAGCATAATTTTAATTAACTATCAAAGTTCAAAACCCTAGTTTTTATTAACTAGGGTTTTTTTACGACTAAATATTCGTATGCAAAAAACACAATGGATATATGAAAGTCCAGACAAAGGCGATACAGTTTATCGCAGACGTTTTGGTAGTCTGCAAAAAGAATTGGTTTTTAAGAAACCAGATCCACACAGTATCTCTGCACACGTAGCAGAAATTGTTTCAGAGAGCCCAAACGATCCAGCCATCAAAGACATGCTAGACAAACTAATGGTTTACTGGAGTCTAAAAAATGCAAAGAATTGAAGTAACAACACATTTTGATTGTACACAAACTGGAACTACCAGTTATAGAAAAATAAAACCTGGCAATCCTATTACCACAACAGAACAATGGGATTACAGTCGCAATCAACAACGCAACTTTGAAACTATACTACAGTGTGCTAGTCTAAGAGCAAACCCACAAGATATAACAGACCCTATTTCTTTCACAACAGCAGAAGGTGAAAAATTTTGGAAGTTTTCTTTTTGTATTTCGCATGAAGGTTCATTTGACAATGGCAATGATCCAACTGGCCTATTGAAAGAGTCTGTTAATGGTGTTCCGATGATTACAGGCCTAGATGAAACATACAAAGAGGGCTTTTTAATGCCGTATTTAATAGCCACAGGTGATAATCCTAATGTATATTTTGACCTAATTCAAGACACTATGTAACTAAATATGAGTAACAGAATTACACAGAGATTACAATGGTAGACACTGCACCAATTGAAAAAAAGAGTTTAGAAGCACATGTTGACTTATGTGCAGAGCGATACAAATCTATGGCATCGAACATAGAAGGCTTAGATAAAAAAGTCGATCGCTTGGAAATGATGATTAATGAAGTTCATGGTATGGTTGAGAAAATGGCTCAACGTAGAACCGATCAGCTTATAGGCTGGGGAACAGGTATAATTGCAGCTCTGGTAGGAACAGTTGGATGGTTAGTGGTAACTTACGTAGTCGGGTAACAGATAAAGCCTCCCGTTTATTAAATAAAATTGCAGATGAACTTCTAAATAGTAACCCTAATGCTATTTTTAGAAATGGCGATAGTATAATTGCTTTTGCAGATTACGAAATAGTTAAAGAATCTGCAAACGAGTATAGCATCTACAAAGATAATTATCTAGTTGAAACTTGTAGTAGTTGTAGAATTGCACTAAGTTATTGTATATTAGATAAGAATGAAATGCAGTTGGATGCAAAGCATCTTGTGGCATTAGAAGATAAACTACTTGGCAGACAAACAGAGATGATGCACTATAGACATGTAATTACCAGTCCAAACACAGATGAATTTCGTAGAGAAGTTGTTATTACTAGACTGGACACTGCAAAACACGAATACCATATGATACAAAAACAATTGACGAAAAGTATAAATGTTGCTAAATACTGTCAGCAAAAAGGATTTGATAATGAAATTATTTGACTTAGACTCACCACAAACTAAAAAGTCTCAGAAAGTGCTCGAGAGCTATTTTGGCAACAGTGTTGATTTTACAAAGTTGGCTCCAAGAGCCGCAAGCAACATGTTAACAAAAGTTCGTGGTTTAATCTATGAACATCGTACAACAACCAAGATGCACAACAGTGAAAAAGATGCTGGATATCTAAAGTTATTGGTAATGGAAAGAGGACTAGCTGGACGTTTACGTGAAGCTGATATTAAACTAGAACCACAAACTGGTGCAACAAAAATTTCTGCTGATGGCAAAACTATTGGAACCGCAGATCAAGCTACTGCTATGGATTTCAAAAAAGATGTTGAAGATGGTAAAATGAATATCGGCGATATGGAAGAAGGCAAAGAAGATTACAGTGCAAAGAAAGCACGTGCTGGTAAAGACATTGGCAAGCCTGGTAAGAACTTTGCAAAGATTGCTAAAAGTGCTGGTAAGAAATACGGAAGCAAAA